ATCAAATGAGCCCAGAGGGTAACTCAGCAGCTCTTGCTTGTTTAAATGTACTAGGTACAGCATTTAGTGAGCCACCATTAAAAGTATATTTAAAGAATCAAGAGGGTATGGATTATGTATCTAATCATCCTGCTGAACAATTAATCAGCAATCCTAATCCAAATATGACAGCTTCACTTATGAATAATTATATTGTTACTTCTGTAGCTGTTTATGGAGATGCTTTTATTCTTAAATTAAGGAATGATGCAGGAGCTGTAGTTCAGTTAATACCTCTGCTTCCAGATATGGTAGAAGTAAAAGGCACTAATGAACAACTAATAACTAAGTATGAATATAAGCAAAAAGGCAACACTATGAGTATATTGCCTGAGGATATGATACATCTTAGAGAAAGAATAGATCCTAGAAATCATAGGAGAGGATTAGCTCCTCTTAGATCAGTAATGGTAGAAGTATTAGGAGATGCTGCAGCTTCACAGATGGGAGCAGCATTAGTCAAGAATACAGGTGTTCCTAGTGTTGTTATATCTCCAAAAAATGATTTATCAATGACAAGTGATGAAGCAGAGAATATAGCAGAGGTATTTGGTAGGAGATTTGGAGGAGAGAATAGAGGCAGACCATTAGTAATATCTGGTGGAGAAGTTGATATAAAAACTCTTTCTTTTAGCCCTAAAGACTTAGAAATAGGCAAACTTAGATACATTAATGAGGAAAGAATATCTGCTGTTTTAGGTGTACCTGCAATCTTGGCAGGACTTGGATCTGGACTAGAAAGAGCAACATATTCTAATGCTAAAGAGCTTAGAGAGTTCTTTACAGAGCAGAAACTTATTCCAATGTGGAATCACTTTGCTAATGAATTTACTAAACAATTATTACTACAAGATTTTGAGGATAATCCAGATTATTGCTTTAAGTATGATATATCAGATGTTAGAGCTTTATCACAGGATGAGGATGCAACTATGCAGAGAGTAGTAACAGGATTTAATGCAGGATTTGTAACAGTTAATGAAGCTAGACAAGCTAATCAGTTACCTGCTCTTGATGATGGAGATTACTTTATAAGAAATGCTTTACTTGCAGAAGTACCTGTTGATGGAGAAGTTGTAATGTATAACACAACTCCTAATGAGATAGAGGAAAAAGCTGTATCAGATAGAATTGCAGGAATACTTAGAGATAAAGTAAAAGAGCATAATGACAAAGATCCAAAGTATAGAGCTACTTTCTCAATGCTTAGGCAAGTATTTGAAAGAGGAGTAGGTGCATACAATACTAATCCAGAATCAGTTAGACCAAATGTTACAAGCTCAGACCAATGGGCTTTGGCTAGAGTAAATACTTTTATTAGAGCATTAAGTTCAGGAAAGTTTCCTAATAGAGCTTTTGATACAGATTTACTTCCAGAGGGGCATCCTAAAAGCACTAAAAAAGATTTAGAGATAGAAGTAGAAACAAAGGTAGATAAAGTTCCTAGTTATATACAAAAGAATGCACAAAGAGGATTAGATTTACTTGAATTTGCAGGAGATGGCTTAACAGATAAAACAAAGAGAGAAGCTAGAGATATGGCAAATGGAAAAATTTCAGATAACAAAGTTGTAAGAATGGCAGCTTGGTTTGCTAGGCATGAGGGAGACTTAGATTCTGATAGAGCAGATGCTTATCTTTCTGGAGAAAGTGATAGACCAACAGCAGGGCAAGTAGCTTGGTTGTTATGGGGTGGAGACATTTCTAAAAGTAACAAGATGAGAGCTGCTAATTGGGCAACAAAAGAAGCTGAGAAAGTACAAGAGGAGAAATCATCTTATCCACTTTATGGATGGCAAGAGCCAACAACTAAATTTCTAGGATTACCAACTGTTAAGCATTACAGAACAGAGATTGAAAAGAAAGAACTCTGGGAGGCTATCAATGGACTTGAAAACAGTTGGATTGATTACTTCTCTAATATTTATGCAAAAGAACTTAATAGACAAAGGAGAGGGCTTTCTAAAGTAGCTAAAGGAAGTCATGACTTAGCTGCACTAGAAACTAATGTAGATATATTCTTAGATAGCTCAAAGTTTGACAAAGAATTACTACCATTGTTTTATTCTCTTGGGGATGATATGTCAGTTAGAACTTTTGATAATCTCTTTCCTGCACAAGATAATTTCAAAGCTGCAGATCCTGTAGATTTAGGAGTACAGATTGAGGAGGAACAAGCTATAAGAACAGTCTTTGGAACTCTATCAGGATTACTTCCAGAGGGCAGAACATTAAGAAAAGTAGTTGAGGATGGCTTTTATAGAGGACAAAGAGAAGTACCTGCAGAAGTTAGATCATTATTTCAAGATTCACAAGCAGCAGGATTTGTGCAAGAAAATGCTAAGAAAGTTATGAATGACTTAAATGCAACTACAAAGAAAAGAATTACCAAACAGATTACAGACACAATTAAAGAGTTTGAGGATTTAGGAATAGTAAATCCTGTAGCAGGTACTGCAGAGGGAGATAGATTCTTTAATGAGTTAGCTAAAAAAATAAATACTGTTCTTGGAGGACAGAACTTAGGTAGAGCTAAGAACATAGCAAGAACAGAAGTAGGTAAGATAAGTTCTTGGAGTCAGCAAAGAGCTGCAAAAGCTACAGGTAAAACATTAGAAAAAGAGTGGGTATCTAGGAGAGATGGCATTGTTAGAGAGGCACATTTTGAGTTAGACAATCAAAGAGTTCCTCTGAATAGTTTTTATCTGTATAATGGTATTAAGTTGGATGCTCCTAGAGATCCAAATGCTCCAATTAGTTTGATAGCTAATTGTAGATGTACAGAGGCTTATATTGAGGTAATAGATGAGTGAAATAGATAGACCAAAGAATCTTTCCTACAAGAATGCTCCTATTGAGCTAAAAGAGGATGGAGATAATAGATACATAGAGGCAGTTTTTTCATTATTTGACACTATAGATTCAGATAATGATGTTACAAAAGCTAATGCTCTTAGATCAGGATATACAGGCAATAAAGTGCCACTTGTATGGAATCATGATTGGAGCAAAGTTATTGGCAGAGGGATCATAGAAACAGATAATCAAAAAGCTGTATTTAAAGGATATTTCTTACCAACAGAAGCAGGTAAAGAAGCCTATGAAACTGTAAAGGCTATGCAAGATATGCAGCAATTCAGTTATGGATTTCAAGTTATGAAATCAGAAAAAGGAACTCATATAGATTCAAAAGGAGAGGAAGTTCCTGTAAGAGTATTACAAGATGTTAAAGTATGGGAGGTTTCTCCTGTATTAGTAGGAGCACAACAGAATAGCTTTGTTCAAGCTCTTAAGTCAGGTTTAGAGCCTTATGATGATTTTGATACAGAGTTTGAGGAAGTTAAAGAACAAGTTGGCACAGATGAATACACTACACAACAAGAAGCTGCTGAAAGAGCAAAAGAGTTAGGTTGTGAGGGAACTCATACTCATGAGAAAGATGATGGCTCTGTAATATATATGCCCTGTGCAACTCATAATGATTATGTAAATCAAAAAGAACAAAAGTATGGTAAGAAAAAATGTACATACAACAAAGATGGCAAATGTGCCAAAGAAATGAAACAAGATTTAGAGATTTCAAGTGAATCTGATACAGGTATCAGCAAATCATCCCAACAGGGTATGAGGCTTGGAGAACATGCTGTAGCTTCTCTTGAGGAGTTAAAGGCATTCACAGAGAGAATAGAGGATCTTGCATCCTTAAAAAACTCTGAAAAAAAGACACTTAGCCAAAAATCTACAGAGATGGTATCTACATACTTATCTGGACTAAATGCAATTTATATTAAGTTGGATGATGTCTTAGCTGAGTATGGATATGATCCTGTTAAAGATAATGAGCTATTCATTGATGTTCAAAAGAACTTAATGAACAATAATAAATAGGAGAAAATAATGGCAACATTAAAAGAGATGAGAGCTGAGAAAGCTCTTAAATCAGAGGAACTTGCTAGAATTTTTGATTCTGTTAAGGATATGTCTGAACTTTCATCAGATCAAAAAGAGG